TGAGAATATGTCAGTTTTGAAGATTGATGAGTCTTTGAATGTATCCGTTGGTAGTAAGTCTAATTTGGCTACGACTCCACTGTATGGTTTGTATCCAGTTACAAGATTTCCGGCAAATTTAACTAAATTCGGTAAATGTACTGTGAAAGATGTAGCAAAGAAGTCGTTTCAACATACAGTGAATGTTTCTAATACTGATATAGAATTCGGTAAGAGAGTTGTACGAAGATTTCTCGAACATAGTGTTTATAGAACTCTAAATGAAGAAGAAATCGTTGGTGGTACAACAATGTTGGCCGGATTAAATAAGGATTCTAGTAACGGATTTGGCTGTAAAAGAGAAAAATCCGTGTATATAGACTTTGAATTAAAGAAATTCACGAATGTATTGCGTGAAGAGTTAAATGTTTTTGAGGAAGATTTTAAGATTGGGAAAATTGATTGGAAAAAATTAGTTTGGTGTGAAGCATTGAAAGACGAGTTGCGAAATGAAGAAAAAGAGGGGGTACCTCGAAGTTTTCGAGTTGGCACAATCCATCATCAAGTTTTAATGAAAAAATATTTTGGTTGGTTGGTTGAACATTTGATGGAAAATAGACGATATAATAATATTTGTGTTGGTATAAATCCCGTGAGTGAGTGGCCCATTATGTATGATGAATTGCGATCCTGTGAGGGAGTTTTTGCTGGTGATATTGCTAAATGGGATGGTTCTATGAACAATTTAGTTCAAGATGCCATAAAAGAAGTTATACTCGAATATATTCCTCCGGAAGATGTAGAAATGGTTGAGTTGTTGTTAGATAATGCCATTAGATCAATTGTAGCGGTGCAAGATGATTTGTATTTAACAACTCATTCAATGCCTTCGGGGCATTATTTAACCGCAATTTTAAATTCCCTAGTAAATAGATTTTATACGGCAATGTGGTATAATAGGGAAATTGGTGATAACAATGTGAATCGGTTTTTACATTCCATAGTAGATTTTGTTTATGGAGATGATAAATTAGTTGGAATTAGGAATAATGTCGATCGGTTGAATGCAATCACTATGAAAGAATTTTTTGATTCTATGGGAATGGGATTTACTGATAGTCTTAAGGGCGAAATACGTGATCCTTTTCAGTCATTGGATGATGTAACATTTTTGAAAAGATTTTTTAGATATCATGATGAATTGGGTCGCATAGTGTGTCCGTTGGAACTTAGAACATTGCAAAGCGGAATAAGCTTTTATGATGCTACTAAGGATTTAGGTGTCGTTTTGAGAGCTAAGGTTGAAAATTATCAACGTGAAGCCTATTTATGGCCGGATCGTGATATTTTATTGAATGATATTGCTATTAAGTTGAGGGAACGCGGGTATGGCGAATATGTCTTATCTAGATCTTACTTAAAGCAGTTATATGAGAACCCTGAGGAGTTTTTGAAGGATTTAACTTGGGGATCTTCTAAATATATATAAATACTTCAATTTTTTAATAATATTGTATATACATGTTTTTAAAATTCATATTTTTATAATCATTTTTTATTATGAAGCAATGGATATGTTATTAAATATTAAAATAAATGACGGATACTTAAAGCGTTAATGGAGCTTTGAGATTCGATATAAATAATTCATTACAGATAATTTAAATAAAAACAATAATAATAAATCAAATATGGTTAATGATATAGCTAACGTGGGAGTTGTTAAGACTGTTGATGAAACTGCTGAAAATTTTTTCTCATCAGTTAGAACAAGGTCGGCTATTGAACCAGATTTTAGATATAATAAGAAACCAGCGTTGGATTGTGTCCCACCTCAATTGGAAATGGATTATTCAGTTATTTTGAATAAACCATATTTTATAAAGAATATACCTTGGGTAAACACTGCGGTAGCTGGAACAGCTTTAACCACAATTAAT